GAAGCTATTTGATGTATCATAAATCCTTTGGCTTTTGATTTAACCATAGAATTTCGTGTAACAGGTGTTCTACCTGAATATTGATGGAATGTGATAACTACACCATCTTGTAGTACAATGTTTCCTTCTTGGATTCTTGATACCAATTTGAAACCTTGCTTATACATATGTGGGAAAATATCAGGATACAAATTAATGATAGCCATTGCTTTTTCAATAACCTTATCCATCTCTTCACCTTCTTCTTTTATTTGAACTACGTTTAATCCCAAAACTTCTTTATATTTAAATTATCTTTATACTGAAACTGATTTTTCAATCTATCCTTTAGTGTATCTTTTATTGTTTCTATACCATCTGATATTCCTGCTCCTTGTGCAAACCAAACTTTCTTTCTATACAAAAGTTCATCAGATATTTCTCCTTTAAATGCTTCTCTTAACAATGGTTTCATATATCCCTTTTCATTTTGGTACAACGGAGGAATGTTTAAAGAGTACTCTACAAACGGTCTCCAAGAATAAGGAGTTCTCATTTCAACAGTACCACCCCACATCATAGATTGATTTTGTGATGGGAAGTTTCCCTTATGTACATCCTTTATTAATTTTCTTCTTGCTATATCATACGTTTCAGGTGTATAATGAAATGCTTGTATGTGACCATAACTACCCCAAATCTCATCTGATAAATCCCCACTAAACACTACCTTAAATCCATGTTTCTTTATCTCTTCACCTAATTTAATAGTTGCAAGTGCACTACCTATATTCTGCCATTTTGTTAATTCAGTTACATATAATGTAGTATCAATTGAATTCATGATTTCATCATTTGTCATATGAATTTCATGTAATTTGATACCAAATTCTTTGGCTGCTATTCTTGCAAACTTTATATCACTACCACCCTCAGTTGTTACTACAAATGCTTCTAATTTAGGATATAACTTAGATAAAAGGTATGTTGTTATTACAGAATCAATTCCTCCACTTAGAAGTGTACAAATGGGAACATCTGAAATCATCTTTACTTCAACTGCTTCTCCTAATAAACTTCGTATATTTTTAATAATAGTATCTCTATCATGTTCTATTATTTCTTTAGGTAGTTCATAATAAGTGTTAACACTATGATATAATGTTTTATAGTTGTACTCAACATATGTACCAGGATAAACTGTCTTTACACTCTTCATGTAAATATCTGATAAAGGTAATCCTTTCTTCTCCGAACAGAACGCTAACTTATTAGTTAGTTTATCAATGGAATACCAAAAAGGAAGTTCACCAATATAATCTCTAACTAGATATGCAGTTTTGTTTCGTGTATCAATAATACAAAAAGAAAACATACCATCTAAATCTTTGAAAGAATCTACACCAAACTCCAAGTAAGAATTTAGTATGATTTCAGTATCAGAAGTTGTTCTGAATGGTATTGTTATTTTACTCTTAAGTTCATCAGTAAGTTTACTTCCCCACAATTCACCATTATAAACTATACAAACAGTTTTATCTTCGTTCCAAAGTGGTTGATTTGCAGTTTCTGATAAATCTTGTATTGATAATCTATTATGAGCAAAGTAGAAATCATCAACTTGTTCAATAGTTGAATTATCCCTACCTCTATGAAGTATGTTACCTAACCCATCTTTTATAGAAGATGAGTTGTAGTTATTTCCACCAATAATTCCACACATTCTAAAATGGTGCGTTTTGAACATCTCTTTCTATACAAGTACTCATATGGTCAGCCCAATGAAGTATAAATTGTATATTACATTTCAGATAATTCTTTGGGTCAAATACTTTAAAATATTTTACATTATCTTCATCATACATACCATCAGTAAGTTTGATTCCAAAATATTCATTTTCATTAGTTGTGATTCCATATTCTTGTAATAAGAAAAAAGTTCTATCAGTATGTGTTAAGTAAGATAGTTCTGAATTACTAACATAAATTTTACCTTGATTCTTTACATGCCAATCTGAAGGATTAGTTACATAGTGAACTTTTCCCTTACTTCCTAACTTTCCTAAATCGTGATGGAAAGCTGCAAATAATAATTCTTCTTGTGAAAAATTAATAGTACCACCTGCTTCTTTGTAGAGTTTCATCATTCTGAGTGAATTTCTAGCTACGTTCATAACATGGTCGATATAACCACCTTCATATGCATTGTGGTAATTTACATTTCCACTCGCTGGAGATAACATTAGGTTTGGACCTAATTCATCCATTGAGTACATATGGAGTATTTTTTCTAATCGCTCTCCATCAAACGATGTTTTAACTGCTTCGATAAACTTATTGTAGTTCTCTTCGAGTTGTTTTTCATTGTATTTATTCATAATTCTTTTAAGTTTTAAATGTGTGTCCAAGTTTTTCTTTTTACTATTTCTTCTACATTCCAAGTAGATACCTTATAGTTACGAGCAATGACATTGCTAGAAAACCCCTTGGAGTAAAGGTCTCTAATTTGTATTACTTGTTCAGTTGTTAATTTTGACCTAGGATGAGATTCACCTCGTAACCTATTACTAAAAAACCATAAGGTTTTTGACATAATTTTTAATTTAAATTCTTTCTATTGGAACTGTGATAACAGCATAGCTACTGTCTTGTGGATGCTTTTGAGTGAAATCTACGAAATTTTCTAGTTTCATTCTAAATGCAAGTTCTGTATTAATATAGTATAATGTTTTTCCATCAGTCATACTACTTAACTTTTTACTTTTATTAAAGGGAATTTTTGGTATTCCAGTTAACTTTACTTCTGTTTCTTCTGTGTGTACAAATTTAATTCCTGCCATATATTATTGTTTTATTATTTACTATGTAAATATACGAAAAATAAATGAGAAAACCTAATATTTTATGATAAATTTTCATTTAAAGCATTTGTGTAAGCTAATTCTGATTGAACCCCAACCATTCTTTGTACCTCAACACCATCTTTTTCGATGATTACTGTTGGTACTGACCTTACGAAATACTTCTGAGCTATTTCGAATTGTGAATCAATATCCACATTTTCGAATTTAACATTTGAAAATTTAGTTTTAACGTTTTCCATTAAAGGTGTTAGAACCTTACAAGGTCCACACCACTCTGCATAAAATTTCTTTACTTCTACCATTTTAATCTCTCCTATTAATTATTGATTACCCATCACACGCAACACAATCGGGGTCAACCGCTCTTGTTGCTATATCACCTCTAAGAACTGATTCAGTTCTCATATAGTACAATGTTTTAATTCCTTGTTTCCAAGCTTCCATTGTTACTTGATTAATCCACTTCGGTGATGCTATCGAAGGGAATGCTAAATTTAATGAAACTCCTTGGTCAATATATTGTTGTCTTACACCAGCTTGTTTAACCAAATCCATTTGATTTATTTCTTTAAAAGTTCTGAAAACATCTTTAACAGGATATGTTTTTTCTCTATCAGCATCGCCTATTTCTGCACATAATAACATTTTTCCATTTAAGTAACACCACTTATCAAGTTCTTTAACATCTTGTACAGAACCACCATCTTCCATTATCTTATCCCATGTATCTCTGTTGTTAATACCTGCTTTTCTTAGAACTTTTTCTAACTCAGTATTTTTTCTAATGAACGTTCCTTTTGCAGTTTGTTCAGTAAATACATTTGCTGCCCAAGGTTCAATACCAGCAGATACATTTCCAGCTAATTTAGAGTTACTAACTGTTGGAGCAACTGCTCTTAAGTGAGTATTTCTAAATCCACTTTCTCTACACCAAAGAGGTTCACCAAATTCTGATGCCATATCTCTTGATGCTCTCTCTGATTCTATCTTTAACTGAGAAAAAATCTTACGAGTTTCAAATTGAGCTTCCATACCTTCAAATGGAATACCATTTTGTTGTAGGTAAGTGTGCCATCCTAGAACTCCTAATCCTAATGCTCTACCTTTTTCAGCAGATGCAACAGAATTTTCAAATCCTCTCATGTTTTTAGCTTTTTGAATAAATTCAGAAAGTACTCCATCTAAGAACCAAGTTGCAGCATAAACCAAATCAGTATCTCTCCATTCGTTGTATTTAGATAGATTTACTGATGATAAACAACAAACAAATGAATGATTCTCGTCTGTATGTAAAGTAATCTCAGAACATATGTTTGTCATATGAACTTTTAATCCATTTTTCTTATACGCTTCTGGATTTACTTTGTTAATATTTCCCTTATACATGATGTATGGTTCACCAGTTGCTTTTCTCTTTTGTAGTAATTTTCCCCACCTTGCTCTTGCTTCAGGTTCACCATCTTGAAGTTTTCTCATAAACTTATCACCTACAACTGCACATTGGTGTAGATTTAGTGATTGTCTATTTACATCCCCTTTAGGTTCTCTGATTTCAATCCATTCATCAAAATCTTTATGTTCTATATTAAGATTAACAGATGCTGCTCCTCTTCTTACTGAACCTTGGTTAGTTGCAAGGATAGTAGAATCATATATCTTAGCAAATGGTACAACGCCATCAGATGTTCCGTTACCACTAATTACAGAACCTGCTGGTCTGATTTGGTTAATACCAATACCAACACCACCACCATGTTTTGCAAGTAACATTAATTCTAAGTTCTTATTTCCAATATCATATATTGAATCAGCAACATCAATACCAAAACACGATATAGGTAATCCTCTATCAGTACCAGTATTTGAAAGAACTGGTGTTGCGAGATTTAACCAACCTTTCCAAATGTAATCAAAGAATTTAGTTGCTAGTTGTGGTTTGTTTAAACGCTGTGCAAC